CAATACCATGTTGATGGCTCTTACCACAAGGTTCTGAAGTTCGGATTCCTGTATCGTATCGGCAGCGCAGGCTCCCGGACCGTGTTCCACCCTGGTGCAGCAACGCCACACGATGGAATGTTTACCTCTGTTGTTCCATGCGATTCTGCGGTAAATGTCACCGCACTTGGAGCAGTACACGATACTTGAAAGTGCATACTTGCTACTGTAAACACGCTTTTTTCGTTCCTGCCCGCTGTGAAGGTTGGCACGTCTTATCATTTCTTCCTGCACCTGCATATAAAGGTCACGGGGGATAATGGCTTCGTGGCTGTTCTCTACATAATACTGAGGAACAATGCCGTTATTCGGCACACGCTTTTTCTCCAAGAAATCCACTGTATAGGTTTTCTGAAGAAGTGCGTCACCGATGTATTTTTCGTTCTTTAGGATTTTCTGCAGGGTTTCAGGACGCCACTTTTTCTTTCCGGCACCCGTCAAAATACCATCAGCCTCCAAGCCTCTGCCTATCTGCTGCAAACTTGCACCTTCAAGGTACTCCCTGTAAATGCGTTTGACCACCACAGCCTCATCGGGTTCAATGATAAGCTGCCCCTTTTCATCCTTGGTAAATCCAAGAAAACGATTGTGGTTTACAGTCATCTGTCCCTGTTGGTATCGATACTGAAAACCCAACTTCACATTCTGCGAAAGTGACTGGCTTTCCTGCTGTGCAAGGCTCGCCATAATGGTAAGTAGAACCTCGCCCTTGGCATCCATCGTGTTAATATTCTCTTTCTCGAAATACACGGGAATGTTCTTTTCCTTAAGCTGTCGGATATACTTGAGGCAGTCCAGGGTATTTCTTGCGAATCGGCTGATGGACTTGGTAACAATCATATCGATTTTGCCCGCCATTGCCTCATCAATCATGCGATTGAACTCCTCACGCTTTTTGGTGTTAGTGCCTGTTATTCCATCGTCAGCGAAAATTCCTGCAAACTCCCATTCGGGGTTCTTTTTAATAAAATCCGTGTAATGCTCCACCTGTGCCTCATAACTGGTAGCCTGCTCATCGCTGTCGGTACTAACACGGCAGTACGCTGCGACTTTTAGCTTTGGCTTTACTTCTTTATTCACGGTATTGCCGACACGTCTTCGCGCCGGAATTACGGTAATATTCTTAGTTGCCTCCATTCGTTTCCACCTCGCTTTCTATTAAACTGTAGGCGTATTCAGCCTGTTTGAATGGATTGTCAAATTCCTGTATCTGCTTTCCCATTGTAAAATGCAGGGGAACGGCAGGTGTTTCCTTAACCTTTAATTCTCTGACCCTGCCAAGCTGACTGGCTCTCGACTGACGTTCCTCTTCTGCCTTGTCGAACAATTCCTGATCTATGATGGCAGGGTAATATTCATCCCCAAGGTAATGAGTGTTTCGGAGCATTCGTCCGGCACTGCCGTGGAACAACTTCAAGCCTACCATTTCGGCTGCCACCATCAGTGCCTTGCCGGAAATATACTCTTTGAAGAAGGTTCTGACCTGTTCTGCCTGGACTTCATCCACAACCGCTTTTCCGTCCTCGATGCGATATCCGTAGGGAATATGTGCTGTCATTTACATCACCAACCTTTCCGCTAAATTCAGTCCACATTTCAAATGGAAGATAATCTTTTTTCTTGATTCAACCGTAATGCTGTCCACAAAGGCGAGGAATATTTCATCTTCAAATTCGGTCAGTATCTCACCCTTGGTAGTAAAAGACATCAGCCTTTGGAGTTCCTTGACCTTAACCTTGTCACCGCCTACGGAATTCAGCAACTGCTCTTTTTCCGAACGCAGACGTTGTTCTTCTACTACAAGTACATTATTTTCCTTGTTAAAAACGGCAGGCTCCAAGAACCCTGCTGCCATAAGGCTTGTAAGCGTTTGCTTTTTATCAGTGTTTTCTTCCATTTGGCATTCCAACTCCTGAATACGGAGCAGCCTGTCTTTGTCATCCATGCCACGCAGGGTTCGCAGGAGCGGTTTCAGTATCGCATTGTGGCCGTATACCAGTTTGTTCATCATGGTAAGGAATGCGAACTTAATGCCCTCATCGGAAATGTAAAGCATAGAACAATCTTTTTTACTTTCCAGGTGCGTTCCGCAAGTCCAAGCCACATAATCTCCGCTCGGTTTGTAATGCTGCCTACGCTTGAAGGTGCCGCCACATTCTCCACATTTGATTTTGCCGGAGAAACAATATCGGTTTTGGTATCTGTAGGTGTCTGTTCCGTTACCTTTTTCCATTGCCCTTTGGTCGAGAACCGCACGGACTCTATCAAAATCCTCACGGCTGATAATCGGTTCATGATGATTTTCGCAAAGGAAACGGTCACGCTCACCGTAATTTCGATGGCGGTTAAAACTGCTGTCACTGTAGGTTTTCTGAAAAATCACATCGCCCGTGTACTTCTCATTGGTGAGAATGGCGTTCACAGCACCCGCACCCCATTTGCCGTTTTTCTTGGTCTTAAGTCCTCTGGCATTCAGTTCCTTGGCTATGGCGTGCGTACCTTTACCCGCAAGGCAGGATGCGAAAATCTCTTTTACAACCTCTGCCTGTTCCGGCACAATAACCATCGTGCCGTTATCGTTGTCATAACCGTAGGGAGGATAGGCAATAATGAAGGTGCCGTTCTGAAAGCGTTTCTGCACCGACCACTTGCTATTTTCGGAAATAGAAACCGATTCACTTTCTGCAAGACTGCTTAAGATGGAAAGCATCAATTCACTTTCCATAGAACCCGTATTGATATTCTCTTTCTCAAAATAAATGGAAATGCCCAGATCTGTCAGCTTTCGCACCATCTCCAGGCAGTCCGTAGTGTTTCGGGCAAATCGGCTGATAGACTTGGTTATGATAAACTCAATCTTACCGTCCTCGCAGTCTGCAATCATAGAAAGCAGTCCGGCACGGACATCCTTTTTCGTGCCTGTGATACCCTCGTCATAGTAAAGACCAACATACTCCCATTCGTCATTGGAACGAATGTAGCTTTCATAATGTGCCTTTTGTGCTTCAAGGCTGATAAGCTGCTCATCACTTGCCGTAGACACTCGGCAGTAGGCAGCAACTTTTAATTTTTTCTTTTGAACCAGGGTTTCGTTTACCCCGATTTTTGTTATCCTTTTCATCAACTCACCTCGCTTTTTGGGTAGTGATATATTCCCGTACTATTGCGGAACTATCAAGTCATTTAGCCCATAATCTCCGCCAGAAATGGGGAGAAAGTTTTGCGATTATAAGCCGATATTTTGTGGAATTCATCCACAGAAATCATGCCGAACAGGAACATGGTTTCAAGCACCTGCTGTGCCCTGTAATAGTCAAATTCTCGCTGAAGCTCTTCCTGTGTGATTTCGTGTGCAACGGCGTTAGGTATCTTAAAATTCTCAATCTGTTTTACTTCCATTGTGATTCCTCCAGTCTGGGGGGAACGGTAGAAATGTTCCCTTTGTCTATAAGCGAAAAGACAGGCTGAATCGAACCCCCTAAAGGCAAAAAATAATGCCCTTCAAGGAAAAAATCCTCAAAGGGCATAGTGTTAGTTCGGAATCTTCAGTTTCCAACCGCTGTAAATCACATTGGAAGTCAGTCCGTTCAGCTTTTTAATTTCAGTGTATCTGCCGCCTTTTCCAAGGTACTGCTCGGCAATATTCCAAAGGGTATCACCCTTGACTACCGTATGGATACGGTAATCCGGCTCGGAACTTTCGTCTGCGGGATAGATGACCGTACCGTCATTGGCAAAAACAAAAGTACCAGGGTTCTTATCTGCGGCCGCCTTTGCATTGGAAAGAATACGATACGCACCTACCTGGGATTTGCTGTCCTTCCAGGTCTTACGCACACGGTAATAACCAGTAGTCAGCTTTTCGGGGTATGTCACCGTAGGCTCTGCAGGAGTTTCGGTTTCCTCCTCATCGGTAGACGCCAGGAGTGCCTTGACCTCGGCACGGAAGGTATCCATGCTCTTGCCGTGCTTTGGAAACCAGTGCATCACATCGCCGTGGTTGGATGCAATGCCCTGCTTGTAACCCTCGGAATGGCAGATGATGTTCTGTTCGGTCAAACCGTACTCCTTACAGAGGTAGGCACAAAGTTCAACGGCCTCACGGTACACCTTCTTAAAGTAGGCATAATCCGAAAGACCGTCCTC